AATGTTAGTAGCCGTAGTATTTACACTAGCAATGTTAGTAGCCGTAGTATTTACACTAGCAATACTAGCTGCAACTGTTGTTACGTTAGCGTCATTACCTGCTACTGTAGTTACGTTAGCTTCAATACCTGCTACTGTAGTTACATTACCTGAGACTCCAGCGACTGTGTTAATGTACCCTGTGTCACCTGCGACAGTATTTACATTATCAATATTAGTAGATACTACCTCAATATTTCCTAACATCAGATTTAAATCATCAGCCACAGTTTCTACTTGTGCTTTATAAGTAGCTTCCGCTAGGGTGTTCATATCGGATACTACATCCGTAGTACCTAAGGTATTCATATCGGTAACCACATCAGCAGTACCTAGTATCGCCATATCTGCTAATGCATCAACAGTACCTAACCTACCCACCTCGGTTGCCTTACCTGCTACTGCTGTTACATCAGCAATGTTAGTAGCTACGATACCAATATCAGAGGCATCAGCTACTACTGCATTAATATTAGTACTATTAGCATTAACAGCATTAATAGCAACAGTATCACCTGCAACAGTATTTACATTAGTAATGTTAGTAGCTACAATACCAATATCAGAGGCATCAGCAACTGCTGCATTAATATTAGTTTCATTAGCAACTGCAGAGTTAATGTTAGTCTCGTTGCCTGCTACTGCGTTTACGTTAGCAATGTCAGCTGCTACTATACCAATATCAGAGGCATCCGCAACTACTGCTGCGATGTTAGCTGTAATCCCAGCAACTGTACTTACGTCACCAGAGATACCTGCAACAGTATTTACATCAGTAATGTTAGCTGCAACAATACCAGCATCCGTAGGAGCACTTAAGATATCCGCAGGTGTAGTACCTACTTGTACAGTTAGTGTTTGACCTGTAGTGGGTGCTGTGTGAAATACCGCAGCATTATTAATTAAATCATAATCGTCTCTACTCTGTACTGTAGAGCCAAAGAAAACTCTTATATGGTCCTCAGAAATAACCTCAAAGTCTGAGGAAAATATCGTCTGCGAACCATCGGTTGTAAATACCTTATCAGATACCATACCTTATACTCCTTGTGAGCCTTTCAGGTGGAGTTGTCCACGCCAAGAAAGACTGTTTAATTTAAATCCCTTGTTACTCGTACTAACAAAGTCAATGTCTAGATTGTTTGCATTACCAAGTACTGGGAACTTGTGATCCCCAATAAATAACATAGTAGAGGCATCATAGTTCAGCCAGGTATTCGTCACAGTACCTCGGGTAACCTTCAATCCATAGTATGAATTATCACCCATACTCAAACGAAGATCCCTAAGGACTAGTGATGACCTATTACTATCTACATTACCCTTACCGCTCGGTACTCCCCATTTAGATAGGGAGATTGTAGAGGATACTGGTGTAGCACCGTGATCAGCATAAGTAATTGAGGTAATGTCCGTAGGTAGCTCTAAACTAATAGACTCTAAGGCTACATCACCACCTGAGGCATGTTGTAACATTATCAAGAGTGTACTATCAAGAACCTCTATATTGAATACTGTAGCACCTGCTTCTAGTTCCCAGGTATGCCAAGCAGACTGTGCTTTTTCCTCACCTTGCCAATAATAGTTATATACATAAATCTTATTATTAGTACCAGTGATGGCAAAGAGCATATCGTGCTTACTACTACCTGTCATTTTAGTTAAACCATTAGGTACATAGTGAGGACAGTGAGCAGTAATATTAGCTGCATCATTATTAGCTGTATCAGGTACCGTGAAGTATTCTCTGACAATACTACTAGTACTCTTATCAGTTGTGAAATATACATTAGGGCCTAAGGTAATAGGCTCTACATTCTTATTAATATCATAAGCTGTACTCTGTTGTACATTAACATCCTTAGGAGTTAACGCCTTAGCAGAGGATAGAATGAATTGGGCCTTATCACCAAATACCAATAGCTCCTTATTAAAGGGCACTGCGTATCTTAGGTAAACTGCTTTGTTACTATCTACTGCAACATCAATAGGATCACTATCAAGTACATCAGTAACTGTAGTAGGAAAGAAGTTGTAGAACTCCCCTGTCTCTGACATTACAATATTATCAGCACTTAGTAGCCCTAAGCGATTCTTAAAGAAGAATACATCATCTAAGGTCTTACCTACGAATGAAGGTTCAGATGCACTGTCGCTATCACCTACTGTTCTGTCTGTCCAAGTAATGGCAGACATAGGGAAACTTGTAGTGCTTGCTCTTTCAATCTTATGTGGCATAGTACTATTATTAATACTATTCTGCTGATTAGGCTTGTAGGTCTCTAGGTATACACCATCAGAGAACTTAACATAGAAGTTATCAAAGCCTGATTTATCATCACCTGTAACCTCAATTACTGCACCATCATAACCTAGATCACCTGGTAAGTCTTGTAGCTTACGTGCCTTACCCACCCAAGCCTCAGAAGCCTGATTACCCCAAGAGTCTGCTCCTGAGTATGATGCTGCACCTGTCTTACGTACTACAGAACCATGTGAGTTACCCCCGATTGCTGAGGCCATTGAGGAAGCTAATGCTACACCGTCTGAACCTGTTACAGTCCCTACCTGTGTACCTGAGGCATTATAGATATAATATGCATAGCCTTTAGCAGAACCATTATTAGAACCATACCTAATTTCTGTGGTTCTCTTAATCCAGTAGAAGAAGGTTGTATCCCAATTAGGATCACCATTATCACTGGTAGCTGAATCCATAGCTACAGTCTTAGTCTTGTTTACGATGAATGTAGTATCACCAACGGTTACCGCTGAGAAACTCTCATTAGCCTTAGCTCCTGCGGGAATTTGTAGATAAGGTATCGGATAAGTAGGAACAGGCTCATCAGCATTCCAATCCTGTTTATCTACACCATTTTCATCATATATCTTATAGAAGCCATCCTTAACTACGATAATGTATTGCTCATCACCTGCGCCACGATCATAAACGTGTACAAAGGCATCTGTAGGTACCGTATTGTCTGTACTCTTATGTACTGTAGGACTCCTCTTCTGAGTACCTTGAACAAGTGTAGGATGACAATTAATCATCTCAGATACCTGAGTATCTAGGCGAAGTTCATCAGGTTGCTGGGATACACCATTGTATAACCCAGGGATAGTCTGATTGATTAGACCCATAGTAAGCTCCTATTATTAACTTTAGGTTCCATAAGGTTCTAAGGTTTCTTAACCAAAGATACCCTGAGGGTTCCTGTTTCTTGTGATGATTCTACGGTTAACCGCTTGATCAAAGATATTGTAATTACGAGTATCTACATCGTGTTCAATCATCTTATTGTGAGCCTTAGCCTCATCATCCATAAGGACTCTGATGATATCTGTAGCACCAATTAATCTCTGGTATACAATACGGGCTGCTCTTACAGCGATGTAGTATGCAATAGTGTGAGGTACATTATCAAATGATAAGTCCCAGGTAATATCTACCTTTACAATCTCACTAGCAGTAAACTTAAATGTCCTATCAGTCTTATTGTATAACTTGTTATCCTTCATAATGTAGTCCTTAGTAGGGTCACTACTTACTACACGTAGGATATTAGAGGCAATCGCAATGTACCCTGAGGCATCTGCTGTTAGCTCCCACTCAAAATCTGTATTACAGTTGAGACCTTCCGTTAGTACTGTTCTACGGGTCTCCACGAGGATCTCTAAGGCTGTTTTAGCCTCGTACACATCAGCAATAGTACTAGCTGTGGTTAGAGTCATCTCGCCCATTGTTTGTAGTGCAATGTTTACACCTTCCAATTCCGTCATAATCTTTCCTTTAATTTAGACTCTTTAGGTCATATAAAAACCTAAATCAAAAAAAAGGAGCCTCCGAAGAGACCCCTTAATATTACTACTTAGTCAGTAGTAGTCATCTTGATAACACAAGCGTTATTCAATGTGCCGAAGCCCATTGCGTAGCTAGAAGTCATTAGATCACCTAATTTCTCAGGGATGTAATTAACTTCAGACTTGATGTCAAGTAACTTAACAACACCTACAGCGTTCTGTGTGAACATATAGATATCAGAAGAACTGATGTTATTAGATACTAAGATGTTGTGTCCAGCTACCTGAACAATCTTACCAGTATCAATACCACCGTTTGAACCTTGAGTCATATCCTTATGAACTGCACCAGACTGTACTAGACGGTTGTAGTTCTTAGGAGATACTACTACGTAGCGATCACCTGGGATATCTTCCTCATCCATAGTAGTCTGAGCATCAAACATAGAGGCAAGGATTAAATCACCCTTAGCACCTGCCGTAGAAGCACCAGAAGTAGCTACAGAAAGTACTGAAACAGCATTAGCGTGGGCAGCATTCCAAGCACCAGCTGAGTGTGTTGCTGTGAATACATATACTACTGAATTGTAAGATACACGATCGCCAATAGCGTAAGCTGCTGATGTAGAGAATGCAGTTACATCAGAGTATGGTTGACCTTCGCCACCATTAGTATCATTTGTATTAGCTGCATTAGCTACACAAAGGTCTAACTGTGAGATGATTGCTGTATCTACAGTCTTAGATAAGCGTCTGCCCATCTCTGTAGAGTACTGAGAACGAGTCTCATAGTGTTGCATTGCTTCTTCAAAGTTATCAACGAATACTGAAGCGTACTTAAGAGAATCAATCTCAATTACACGCTCACCAGCATTGATAAGGTTTGGAGTGATATCAGTACCTGGAGTATGAGTCGAAGTAGCTGTATCGTACTGGCCAATAACTGCGAATGATGCAGACTTACCAGAAGCGATAGTACGAGTTTGTACTAACGGTAAGAAAATGTTCGAAGTCTCGAATGAAGTTAATACTTCACCTGAGAATACTTTAATTGCTAAGGCTCTATTAGAGTGGGCTGGTGTTGAACGATCACCAGTACCAATACCTTGGGATGGATTATAAGACATATTATTTCCTGTTATTTTAATTGTTTACCTAGAGACCTTCGTGGTCCCCAGGGGTGTAGTATTTAGGCTACTACGCTGCCTTACAGTACACTTAGACTGAGGGTATCCATCAGCAACTACCTCGGTAGCTACCTCAGGGCAACAATGTATGTCGTACTAATGTATGGTGGGAATCCGTTAGGGTTTAACGTAAAGACAGAGGGAGGGGGGAACTCTACAACCTAGGGATTACCCATAAAGGGTGCCCCCTGTTTAAACTCTAGTGGGCAGAGAGTATTTCTTAAAAGTTACTTACAGCAACTCTACGTTGAACTTCAGCTCTAAAGGCTGGATCTTTCTTGTACTGTGGCTTAGCCATCTCAGTCATCATCTCTTGCGTACTCGCAAACCCACCTGATGGTGTATTTGTAGTTGTTCCCTTAACTAAGTTAGGGCCCTTCTCAGCACTATAACGTGCATAGAGTCCGCTGATAGCAAACTGTGAGGTATTCTCATTAATAAGAGAACTATTGAATGCATCAATCTCAGACTCACTTAAGGTGTCCTGAGCCCAACCAATCATATCATTGTAGCTTGACTCACCACCCGCTATGTCATGCATAGAACTAATGGTGGTATTTGTCAAAGCCTCTTGACCTGCGATGTAGGCGTCTACCATAGTCTCGGGGATACCTGCTTCCGCTAGGGCTGCATAGGTGTTATCCGATAGTTGACCATTCTCTTGGTATTCACTTTCCATTGCCACATAATCAATACCAGCTTCTGACGCAAGCTCTTGAGCTTCCTCTCTCGGTTTGGAGGTAGTCTCTTCTGCATCAGTGGTATTCTCGGTATTCTCCTCGGTATTCCCAAGTTTACTTTGTAGATGTTCATAGGCTTTTTCAAGATCTTCAACATTCTTGTACTTACCTGCGAGCATACGATCTTCATCAGTCTTAAGGGAGTCCTCAACGCCTTCCACGTGATTATCTACCTTGTCGACCATTGCTTGATCATGCTCATTTAACTGAACTTCTTCTGTACTATTACTTTCGTTTACTGGATTGTTTTCCATTTGCTTTACCCTCCATAGGCTTTTTAGTTATTTTAGTTTCTTTCTTCTGTGCTTCAGCTACAAGGAGTGCAATGCGCTCTTCCTGTTTTTCAAGCATTCTCTTTTGGGGCGATCTCACCCCCTCTTGGTCTTTCTTAATTTCCACCCTGTTGTGCTCCCATTTGTTGCATCATCTGTTGAGCCATCTCACCACCCATCTGTTCGCCTGAAGCTTTACCGCCTGACTCCGCTGCTGCACCCATGCCTTGTTGCATTAGTTGCTGTTGCATTGCCTGCTGCTGTTCCGCCTGGATTTGTTCTTGAGACTTGATAATACCTTCGGTTTCAATACCTAGGGAAGTACCAATCTGCTCAATCACCGCACTCACATTTGTATACTGTGCGAAGATCTCAGGACCTAGTAGTTGCTGTAAGGTCTGTGCGAACTGTACTAACTTGTTGTAGTCATGTCCACGACCTAGGGCCTCTACACCCGTCACAATGACAGGCTCGATAAGACCCTCAGGGAACTTAATC